AATTATGAAACAGGAGAGTTCTATATCGGTGTTACATCCAAATCTGGTGTACACTTTGATAATTATTTTGGCTCTAATACTACAGATTTAAAAATTATTGACAAAGATGTTTTGTTTATCAGCCACAATAAGTCTGATGCAAAGCTAGTCGAACTGATATACCAATTAAAAAACTTCTATAACAAACGATGTCTCAACAAAATGTTGAACATTAGACTCAGAAGAGATTTTATTAAAAAGATTCCTAAATTTAAAATAAACATAGATGGCATTTCTCGTAGCTAACGTACCTCCAGTTAAAGTCTGGGTAAAAAAACAATATTTGTATGACTTAAAAAAGGGCCATGGCGAATATGTACAGGGTATTTGGGCTACGGTTAAGTCTATTCAGGGCAGAGCCTTATACTTTGAAACATACATACCAGAGTATGCTGCATTGTATGACAAGTTACCCATTAGTGCTTTTGTTAGTTCACCTGATGTTAAAGATGATTTACCTTTAGAGGAACTAGAACTATGGGATGCTTTTAGTTACCACATTACCGTAATAGAAAAAACAACAGTTCCACCCAGAGCCAAGTATTTATCACCCTCAAAGAATTGGTATCATGGGGAATACTTATTTACGATTGATAGTTGTCATGCTGACCACAATTTACCGAATATAAATTATTCACAAGTTCCAGAAGAACACAAATCATTTAACATTTTAGAATTAGAAAATGGACATTTTGCTGCTCAACCAAATAATAGAACATTGTTTTATGATAAATCATTAACACCGGCAGAACCCAAGCAACCAGACTTCAAAGTATCAACAATAGAATACAATGTAGAATCTGTTAGTAAATGGACTGCAGGAGATGATACAAATTACTTTTATAATTTTAAAGAACAGAAGTAATGGCTAAACGACCAACAGAAAGTACAGGGATTATCCATATTCCTAAACGCACAAGCATCGGAAATGGTAAAACTAAAATGTCATCTATGAATAAACACAAACGAAGAACATATAAAAAATATAAAAACCAAGGTAGATAATGGCAGACCCAAAAGTAGGAACAGGAAAGAAACCCAAAGGTTCAGGAAGAAGATTATATACAGATGAAAAGCCTAGAGACACTGTTAGAATTAAATATGCATCAGTACAGGATGCAAAGAATACAGCACGTAAAGTTAAAAAGATTAATAAACCATATGCTAGGAAAGTTCAAATACTCACTGTCATGGAACAGAGAAGTAAGTTCGGTGGTAAACCACAACAAGCAGCAATAGCAAAGAGAGCAAAGTTACAACTAAAGAAAAAACATGGCACTAGCAAAATCACAAAGAAGTCTTAAATCGTGGACAAAACAAAAATGGCGAACCAAGTCTGGGAAACCCTCTTCAAAGACAGGAGAAAGGTATCTTCCGGAAGCAGCCATCAAAAGTCTCAGTCCTCAAGAATACGCAGCTACGACCAAAGCGAAGAGGAAGGGAACAAAAGCAGGAAAGCAATTCGTCAAACAACCAAAGCGGATTGCCAAGAAGACGAGAGCCTATAGGAGGGTATCATGATAAATAAAGTATGGAATAAATGGAACGGTCTTAACAGAAATGCTAAGATTGCCATCATCGTTATAGCAGTTGTTGCTGTAGCATGGGTGGTTAAATGAATCCTAAGAATATAAAATTTAATGGTAAGTCCGATAATCGAAACAATCGGACTACCAACTTTGGTATGCTGTCTGTAAAGGCGGGGATAGATAATAATCCTGCAGCTACTCAAGCAGATAGAATTGCAGGAGCTACCATGAAAGGAAAAAAGAAAAAGGCATAATGGCAGCACCTTTAATAGCAGGAGTAGTAGTAGTATCAAGATTTATCTTGACAAAAGGTTTAACAAAAGCTGTTAAAAAGTTTGGACAAAAAGCTGTTGATAGAACTAGAAAATCTAAAACATTTAAAGAAATGATAAAAAATCCACCGATGAATACTAAAGATAAAATTGTTTTAGGTGCATCATCAGCTACGGCTGCTACAGGAGCAGCAGGAATTGGTGGAAGTGTTTATACAATAAAAAAAGGTAGAGATTCTAAAAAATTAGATACATACGAAAGATAACATGGCATACGGAACTAAAACAAGAAAACCAAAAGAAAAAACAGTAGTAATGATTGCTGTAGGAAAATTAAAACCTAAAAAAAATGGCACTAAGCGAAACTCAAAAAAGAAAAAACTTTCTTAAAAAACATGGACTTAAAAGATTTAATTCTGCAGTCAGGACCACTGAAGGTGGTAAGAAAGGTAAGGTCGGTATACTCGAGGGTGGGAAGCCCCGCCTTATTCGCTTCGGTGATGCTTCTATGGGTCACAACTATTCCCCAGAAGCTAGGAAGTCTTTCAAAGCAAGGCATGGAAAAAATATTGCAAAAGGCCCAACAAGTGCTGCATACTGGGCAAACAAAGTTTTATGGGCAGGTAAAGGCGGTTCGAAAAAAAGCCCTCCTAAAAGCCAACGAGTGGTTAAGGGAGCCAGAAGTTAAATTAAGTGGTAACGTTTTTAAAGCAAATAAAGACGAAGAAACAGTTACACAAATAAAGTTTAAAAAAGATTAAAAGTTTGACGATGCCTTCGGGGTCGTTGATATCTAGCTTAAAGCAAGGAGGTATAACATGACTTTTACACTAGATAAATACATGCCCTACACAGTAGGGTTTGATAGATTCTTTGATACATTAGATATTGTAAGTAATACTGATGCCAAAGGATTTCCACACTACAACATTAAAAAAATAAATGATGGAGAGTGGCAAATAGATTTTGCACTAGCCGGTTTTACAAAAGATAGTATTGACATCAATGTTAAAGACAATACATTAACTGTAAAAGGTGAAATGGAATCAGACAAAGATGAATATCTGTACAAAGGTATTTCTACTAAAAAGTTTTTTAAGACTTTTTCACTAGCAGAATATACAGAGCCTACAGATGCAACTATGGAAAATGGTATTCTGACAGTTACATTAAAACAAGAATTACCAGAAGAAAAAAAACCAAGGACAATTAAAATAAAATAGTGCCAATATATTCTTATAGAAATAAGAAGACGGGTAAAGTCTGGGATGAGTATCTATCGTATAATGATAGAACCAAGCCACTTGCTAATTCAAACGTAGAGATGGTGATAACTGCACCCAGACTTTCCTTTATCGAAAGAGGGGAACATAAAGGTCGAGACCAAATGATTGAAGCTGCTCGTAACGGAATGAGAGAACGACAAATAGAAGAACAAGTCGGAATACGAAAATCTCCTGAGTGGTTAAAAGAAAGAACAGAAAGACATCTACAAAAAGTTCGCAATGTTAGTTCCTGAAAATAAAAAAGAATTAGCTTTAACAGAAAAGCAAGAAACATTTTTAACTGCTTTGTTTGGAGAGGCACAAGGTAATCCTAGAGTGGCCGGTGAGATTGCAGGATATGCAGACTATCATCAACCCCTACGTGCATTAAAAGAAGAAATTATTACAAGAGCAGAAGAACAGTTAGCTGCTTTTGCACCAAGAGCCAGTATGGGTATGATTAATGCTTTAGATGAAGACGGAAGTTTACCCGGTGCTAATATTAGAATGGAAGCAGCCAAACAAATTTTAGATAGAGTAGGTTTATCGAAAAAAGAAAAATTAGATATTACAGCTAAAGTTCAACACGGAGTTTTTATATTACCACCTAAAAACAATGACTGAAAAAATTAAAATAGCTAGAAGAAAAAATGCTAGAGTAATTCCTTATGGTTACGAAGTATCAGAAGAAGACCCTGACTTTTTAATACAAAACGAAGAACACATGGAGTTAATTAAAAAGGCAAAAAAGTTTATAGAAAATAATTGTTCTTACAGAGAAACTGCAGAATGGTTATCACATCATACAGGTAGAAAGCTGACAGGTATGGGATTAAGAGAAGTGCTAAAAAGGGTAATACATAAAGGTTGGTAAGCGAACCTAAACCAAAAAAATCTGGTAGAAGAAGAGTAAAAGATTTAAATACTCCTTTAACTATTAAAGAAAAAAAAGCACGTAAGTCTGCTCAAGATTTATTACGTGAAAAAAAAGAACAGTTAGAAAAAGCACAAGCTAACTATTGGTCTACCAAAAGTAAATTAAAAAAGATTGACAATGTATTAGAAGGGAAAGAACAACTTATTGAAAAAGATAAGATTGAAGAAACAACTCCTAATATTAGAGAAGCTATCAAAGATAGAGATATTATCTTTGAACCTAATGACGGACCACAAACAGAATTTCTAGCAGCATCCGAAAGAGAAGTATTTTACGGAGGAGCAAGAGGTGGAGGTAAATCATACGCAATGTTGGTTGACCCACTTCGTTATTGTGATAAACAAAAACACAGAGCATTATTAATTAGACGGACAATGCCTGAGTTAAGAGATTTAATAAATCATTCACAACAACTATATCCAAAAGCTTATCCCGGTGCTAAATGGAGAGAACAAGAAAAAGAATGGAAGTTTCCTTCAGGTGCTAGAATCGAGTTTGGATATGCGGAAAACTTAACTGATGCTTTACGTTACCAAGGACAATCATATACTTGGATTGGAATAGATGAATTACCGCAATATCCTACCGAAGATATATATAATTTTCTTCGGTCCTCTTTACGAAGTGTAGACCCAGAGATTCCTGTTTACATGAGAGCTACAGGTAATCCGGGAAATGTAGGTTCACTATGGGTAAAGAATATGTTTGTTGACCCTGCCATACCTAATACAAAGTTTGATATAGAAATTAAAACACCAACAGGTATTAAAAAAATATCTAGAAGATTTATTCCTGCTAAATTAGAAGATAATCCTTATCTGATGCAGACTGATGATTATTATGCTATGTTGGCATCGTTACCTGAAGTACAAAGAAAACAATTTTTAGACGGTAACTGGGAAGCATTTGAAGATTCATCTTTTCCAGAGTTTAATAAAGATATACACGTTATTAAACCTTTTGACATTCCAAGAAACTGGATGAAGTTCAGAGCATGTGACTGGGGATATAGTTCACCGGCATGTTGTTTATGGATAGCTGTTGACTTTGATAATAATCTATTCGTTTACAGAGAACTGTACACACAAAAGGTTACGGCAGATATGTTTGCTAGAAAAGTATTAGATGCAGAAGAAGGTGAATATATTCGATACGGAGTATTAGATAGTTCTACTTGGGCAAGACGAGGGGATATAGGACCGAGTATTGCAGAGACAATGATACTAGAAGGATGTCGTTGGAGACCTTCTGATAGAAGTCCTCGAAGTAGAATAGCAGGTAAATTAGAAATACATAAAAGATTAAGACCGGATGAAGAAACAGGATATCCTTCTTTATTTATTTTAGATAACTGTGTTAATTTAATTAGAACACTACCAATGTTACCGACAGATAAAAATAATCCGGAAGATGTAGATACTCACGCAGAAGACCATGCTTACGATGCACTACGTTATGGTTGTATGAGTAGACCGATACATCCTATTAGACAAGATTTTATAGATAAAGTAAACGAACCGAAACGAGCAAAACCTGCAGATAGTGTGTTTGGATATTAATGAAAGATATTAAAATAGGATATAAAAATTATAAAGTAAAAAATTTAGATTCCATAGTATCTAAGTGTAATGAAATAAACGGACAGTTTCTTGCATCAGATGGAATGATAGCTTTATCCTCTACAGAAGATTCTGTATCTCATGCGAATACATTTATACATGAAATATTACATGCGATTGTATATCAATGGGGAATAGAATTAGATGATAAAGAAGAAGAAAAAATTTGCAATACTCTTGCGAATGGACTAACAACTGTATGTGTAGACAATCCTTGGTTATTACCTTACATACAGAAACAACTAAAAGGAGAAAAATAAAATGGCAATCATGAAAAAATATGTACAGGGTGAATTACCTGAGAACATGTATGGAAACGAAGCCTCTAAGCAAGGCGATTCCAAAACTAATGTTGTAAAAGGTGGTTCAGCTTTTCCTGCTGACTATGCTGAAGGTGGAGTAAACAAAGACTTCCCTAAAGAGAAGAAAAGTACAGTAGACGGAAAAGTCTTCTCAATGGCTGACGAAAGAGATTACTAAGAGGTATAAATGCCACACAACAACACAAGTGGCTTGACATCTGAAACTGATGAGGTAACATCCTTATCGGAAGAGAAAGATGATTCTTATAGTAATCTCGGTAGTCTTATCGAGTCTAGATTAAAAGAATCAGAACAAGCACGTCTTTACGATGAAAAGCGATGGTTAAGGTCTTATCGAAACTATAGAGGTATCTATGGTTCTGATATGGCTTTTCGTGATTCTGAAAAGTCTAAAGTATTTGTCAAGGTAACTAAAACAAAAGTATTAGCTTCTTACGGACAACTAATAGAAGTTTTATTTTCACAAGGAAAATTTCCTATTGGAATACAACCTACTAGTGACCCACTAGGGATAGCTAAGTACGCACACATAAAACCTGATAATTTAAAACAGCAAGATGCTCGTATGGAAGACATCTATGGTTTTGAAGGTGACGGAAGAGAAATATCTCCGGGTGCGACTGCTGATGAAATATTTAATGGACTAAAAGACAAGTATGCTAAAGGTGGTTTTGATGAGGGACCTGCTCCTGATTTAAAAACAATGCCTCAAGTAGAACCTGCTAATGAGGCTGCTAAAAACATGGAAACTCTAATCCATGACCAATTAGAGGAATCACATGCAATATCTGTAATGCGACATGTTTTATTTGAAATGTGTTTGCTAGGTACAGGTATTCTTAAAGGACCTTTTAACTACGAACAGTCAGAACATAAGTGGACACTAAATGATGAAGGTGAAAGAGAATATAAACCTATCAATCAATTAGTTCCAAGAATAGAAGCAGTTAGTTGTTGGGATTTATATCCTGACCCTGATGCTGTTAACATTGAAGATGCAGACTATATTATTCAAAGACATATCTTTACTAGAACACAAATTAGAGATTTAGTTAATAGACCTTTTTTTAGAAAATCTGCTATCAATGATTTATTAGAAGGTGGTCCTAACTATGAAACAAGAAGTTATGAAACTGCATTGTTTGATAGAGAGAATCAAGAAGAGTTTAACAAAAATAGATTTGAAGTCTTAGAATACTGGGGTACAATGGATAAAGCCTTAGTAGAAGAAGC